GCGCCGCGCTGCTCGACGGTGCGATCCTCGGCAACGCGTTCACGCGTATCGACGATGGCGAGAACGACGTCTACGCCGAGCGCGTACCCGTCAACGAGATGCTCTTCGACGAGCGCGAGTGTCGCTACGGCAAGCCGCAGCAAGCGGTACGCATGTATCGTCTCGCGCGCGACTATCTCGAGGAGTTGTTCCCGAAGTTCAAAGCAGAGATTCGAATGGCGCCGCCGAGCGCGCGCCGCCCGGACGACAATCAGCGTGACCTCGCTCTGATGAACCTCGGCGACTACGTCGACGTGTTCGAGCCGTGGCACCTGCCGTCGACGCCGGATTCCGACGACGGTCGACACGCGATCTGCATCGACAACGCGACGCTCGTGTTCGAGAAGTGGTTCGAACCACGTTTCCCGTGGGCGATGCTGCGCCTGTTCAAGCCGCGACTCGGTCTGTGGGGCACTGGCTTCGTCGACCAGCTCGCGTCGTTGCAACATCGCGTCAACTGCATCGTTCGCGATTTGCAGTTGAACCTCGCGGCGACTGGTCGCGGTCACTTCCTCGTCAACGAGGCGAACGACATCGCGACCGAGCTTCTCAGCGGCTGGCAGCCGTTCAAACTGAAGTTCAAGGGCAACCAGCCTCCGACGTATGTCGCGCCGACACCGTTCAACCCAGCACAGCTCGAAGCGCTCGCGTTCTTCATCGACAAGATGTACGACCTCACCGGCGTAGCGCAGTCCGCGGCGACGTCGAAGAGCTCGCTCGGCGCTGGTGCCTCGGGCATCGCGCTCGACACGCAATACGACATCGACAGCGATCGCTTCCGCATGCCGCAGTCGAACTACGCGCGGTACCGTCTCGACGGCGCGCAGCGCTATATCGACGCCGCCGCTCGCGTTGCGCGCCGCCGCGAGAAGATGAAGGGCGAAAAGAAGTCCTACGTCGCCGTGTCGTGGAAGACGCGCGATTCGATCGAGCGCCTCGAGTACACGAAGGTCGAGCTCAAGGAAGGGCAGTATTGCCTGAAGATCGAAGCGGTGAACTTCCTGCCGGACACTCGCGCAGGCAAGCTCGCCGTCGTCGAGCAGCTCGCGAAGGCAGGCGTCATCGAGCAGTGGCTCGTGCCGACGCTCTTCGACGAGCCCGACCTCGTGCAAGCGAACGGTATCATCCTCGCACCATTCCGAAACGCGATGCGTAAGATGGATGAGCTCGCAGACGAGACGCTGCCGATGCCGATGCCCGAGGCGTACAACGACCTCGATCTCGAGCTGAAGCTCGCGACCGCGTACTACAACCGTGTTCAAGAGGAACGCGCGCCGCAGGAAGTCCAGATCCGTTTCAAGGACTACTGCGATCTCGTCACCGACGCGATCAAGACAAAGCAGAAGCAGGCGCAGTTGCCCGACGGGTCAATCGCGCCGGGTGCCGCACCGCCTATGGCACCCGCGGAAGGTCCGTTGCCCGGCGGTGTACCGGCGATGCCCGTCGGTCCCGTTCCCGCGCCCGCGATGATCGGCGCAGTTACCTAGGAGATCCAGTGGCTGATACTGTTGTCGACGAAGTTGTTACGAATAGCACTCCTCGCGGCGGCACGCGTGTTGCCTCGCGCCCTGTCGTCGAAGAGACGATCAGTGAGTCCGGCGGCGTTGTGTCCGCCAGCGACGGTGTCGAGGAAGATCACGTCCGCGAAGGCGGCGTCCGCGGACGCGTCCTTAGCGAGTCCACGAAGAAGCTGCTCGCGAAGCTCGAGGCCGGCAAGAACGCCGACGATCCCGATGACGAAGTCGTCGAAGGTGACGAGCCCGCCGATCCCGACGATGAAGTGGTTGCGGCGACCGGCGACGAAGAATCCGTCGATCCCGATGACGTGGTCGAACCCGAGCCGAAGAAGGAAACGCCGCCGGTCAACGACGAATGGCGCGAAAAGGCGCTGCGTCTCGAGGCGACGAATCGTCAGCTACTCGCGCGCGCCGAAGCCCGCGAACGTCAAGCTCGACCCGCCGATCCGCGTGTCGAAGCACTGCTCGCCGCCGAGCAGGCGTACGTCGACGAAGGCCCGATCTCTGCGATTCGCAAGTTCATCAGCATCGTTCTCGATTCGAAGCACGATGCGCAGGACGTGGACACCGAGCTCGCCGGTCTCTACACCGATTTGACTGCGCGCGATCTCAATGTACCATTGGAGCAATCGCACCTGGCATTGAGAGAAGCATCGCGAGCCCGGCTTGCCCTGGCACGAGACAAGCGCGAACGAAAAGCACAGAGTGATGCTGCGACGTCCAAGCCCGAACAGGCCGACGATCAGCCGACCGAACAAGCCATCACGTACATCGACAGCAAGCTTCGGACCACGAAGAGCGAGAGCGGAAAAGCTTTCGCAGACGAATTCCCGATGCTGATGACGATGGCCGAACACCTCGACGGGGCTTCCCCGGCCAAGCTGCTCGGCGTCGTCATCAAGCGCGAGTGCCAGATCGGAAACCTGGACCCGAAGCTTCCCGAAGACGTGCTGATTCGAACGGCAGCGCAGCGAATCGAAGATCACTACCGGACCATCTGGAAGAAATTCCCGGGGTCCCAACCCGACATCACGACGTCGGGCGGCAAACAACCGGCGACCGCAAAGACGGCCAGCAACGATCAGCGCCAAGCGACACAGGCGCGAACCATCAACAACGCGACCGCGAGCGTGGCACCAGCCAGCTCCCCGAAGACGAAGAAGATCGAACCGAATACGGAAGAGCGACCGAAGTTCAAGTCCAAGCGCGAGGCGCAGGACTACGCACTTCGTCACCTGCCCAAGTAAGACGATCGGATTCGCGTGATGTCCTCGAAAGAAGGACATCGTGGCTTCTCACACTCTCTCGAATCAAGACGCAGTCCTCAAGGACTACTACACCGACGACAAGATCAAGGAACAGTCGTACGGTGAAAACCCCTTCTTCGCCTTCGTGAAGAAGGAACGCGGTCAGATGGCCGGCGGTCGGCGCTACGTGCAGCCGGTCGAGTTCGCTCACCCGGGTGGCTCGAGCGCGAACTACGCGAAGGCGATGACCAACGGCACGACCTCGCAGTACGAGGACTTCCTCATCGCGCGGAAGAAGCAGTACCAGCGCGTGCAGGTCGACCACGAGTTGATGTTCGCGACGCAGTCGCAGCGCGAGTCGTTCCGCAAGGCGCTCGACGAGTTCGATCGCGGCATGAAGGGGCTCGGCGAGAAGATCGGCCGTCGCCTCTATCGCACGCAGGGCGGCGCGCTCGCGAAGATGGCGAACAGCTCCGTCGCGGTCGCGGTGATCACGCTCGCCGACAAGGCGTCCTCGTTCAACTTCCACATCGGCCAGATCCTGACGTTCGCTGCGGCGGACGGCACCGGCGTCGAGTGGGACTCGGGCGACACGACGACCGTCACGGCGGTCGACAACGAGAACGGCCTCATCACGGTGGCGGACACGCTCAACGTGAAGATCACCGGCATCACGACCACGTCGTACGTGTTCGCGGAGGGTGACTTCGGTCAGTGCCTCTCCGGGCTCGAGGACTGGCTGCCGGTCGACGATCGTTCGACGAAGCTCGCCGCGTCGTTCCACTCGGTGACCCGCTCGGCGGCGCCGGACTACCTCGGCGGAATCTACATGGACGGAACGTCCATGGGCGGTCTCGACGAGGTGATCATCAAGCTCGTCGGCAAGATCGGCAAGTACGGCGGGCAGACGTCGCACATCTTCGCGAACCCCGAGTCGCTGTCGGATCTCGAGCTCATCTCGAACTCGAAGATGCGCATCGTGGCCGAGGTCAACTCGAAGATCATCGGCGACAGCGGCGAAGTCCTCGTCGGCTTCACCGGCTACCGCGCGATCGTCGGCGGACGTTCGGTGAAGATCTACGGCGACCGCAACTGCCCCTCGAACCGCCTGTACGCTCTCCAGCTCGACACGTGGACGCTGTGGCACACCGGCAACCTCGTGAACTGGCTCGGCGAGTCGTACACCGGCTCGAAGCTCCAGCCGTCGCAGAACGACGACTGTGCGGAAGCTCGCCTCGGCTCGTACCAGAACCTCGGCTGCTCGGCGCCGGGCTGGAACGGCGTCGCGAAGATCAACCTCGCGAACTAACGCGAGCTGATCAAGAAAGGAGCAAAACATGGCTTCTCGTTCTACTCACCCGCTCGACACCGTCGAGACCGAGACGGTTCTCATCGAGAACCAGATGACTGGTGCCGGCGCGGCGAACCTCACGCCGGTCGGCCCCGACATCGTCTCGGCGACGCTCAACGGTACGGGCATCTTCGACATCGTGTTCCGTCACAAGTACCCGCAAGGGTCACCGATGGAACCGGGAATCGTCGGCACGACCGCAGGTCTTCGCGCGAGCTTCTCTGCGTGGGATCCGGCGGCGGGCACGGCCACCGTACGGTTCTACGTCGGCAGCACCCTGACCAACCCCGCAGCAACGGACAGCATCCGTTTCTTCTTCCTGATGCGCAACAGCGGTCGAAACCCGTCGGCGTAAGCCGTCGCGAAAGGCATTCAAATGGCACTCTCTTCTGACACCGCCGCAAAAGTCGGCAACTTCGATACCGCTGCGATTCCCGACGTGAAGCGCGCGATGGCTGCCGTCGCGGACGCCGGTAACAGCGCCTCCGTTGCGCAGGAAGCCTACGCAGGCTCGTTGCAGACGATGACGTTCCTCCTGCCGGACGCTGCCACGGCGACGTATCTGTACACCGTCCCCGAGAAGATGGAGATCATCGACGTCGTATGCATCAAGGATGCAGCCGGCGCGGCGAACACCGTACAGCTCAAAAACGGATCAGGCACGGCGATCAGTGACGCGATCGCGACCGCCGTCGACAAGACGGTGACGCGCGCGGGCACGCTCGACAAGGCGACTCGCGCGCTGGCCGCTGCGGCTACGTTGCAGATCACGAACACTCGCGCTGCGGGCTCGTCCGCGTGCGCTGTCTTCGTGCACTACATCCGCCGCGCGTAAGCGCTCGTTGAGACCCGCGCGCGGGCGACGATATCAAAAGATCGTCGTCTGCGTCGCGGGTGTTTTGTTATTCGCCGCGGAGGTTCAAGATGGCCGAGCTCACTCTCGCACAGATTCGTCAGACCATCCGCGATCGCGGCGACTACCAAAACACCCGCAAGTTCACGAAC